CATCTTGAACTAGAAGGCTTTGAAATGCAGGCAGGCATTCCATGTACGCATGGTATGAGTTCTGATGTATTCAAGAGATTCGATACAGTTATGACTGGTCATTTTCATACGAAGTCTAACATGGGTAACATTCACTATCTTGGTTCGCAGATGGAGTTCTTTTGGTCTGATGCACACGAGCCAAAATATTTCCATGTGTTCGATACAGACACGCGTGAACTGACACCCGTCCATAATCCTATTACTCTCTTTCAAAAGATTTACTATGATGACACCGTAGAGAAAGCCGAGTACAAATACCGCACAGGGCAGTTACCTGATGTGACTGATAAGTTTGTCAAACTGATTGTGGTCAATAAGTCTAACCCTAAACTGTTCGAACACTTTATTAATCGTCTGCAATCCAAGCATATCCATGAACTGAAGATAGCAGAAAACTTCGAAGAGTTTGTTGGCGGGTCTGTCGAAGATGAAAAGGTATCTGTTGAATCGACCGAAGAACTGCTCAGCACTTACATTGAAGCAGTTGAGACCCCGCTAGATAAACAGCGTATCAAGCAAATGATCCATGAATTAATGATTGAAGCACAGACTGCGGATATTGTATAATAGATTATGATTAAATTTAAGACTCTCCGTTACCGTAACTTTTTGTCTACGGGTGATAACTTTACTGAGATTTTACTAGGCAAGTCTAGATCGACGCTTGTGGTCGGTCAGAATGGTGCTGGTAAATCGACCATGCTTGACGCTCTGTCGTTTGCACTGTTTGGTAAAGCACACCGTAATATCAACAAGAACCAACTGATCAACTCTATTAATAACAAAGCAATGGTTGTTGAAGTAGAGTTTGACATTGGTCCCGCTAACTATAAGATTGTGCGTGGCGTCAAGCCAGCAAAGTTTGAGATTTGGAAAGACAACACCCTTGTCAATCAAGACTCGCACAATAAAGAGTATCAGAAAGTTCTTGAGCAGAACATTCTAAAACTGAATCACAAATCTTTTCACCAGATCGTTGTGCTTGGCAGTAGCAGTTTTGTACCTTTCATGCAACTGCCTGCGCAGCATCGCCGCGAAGTGATCGAAGACCTTCTGGACATTAATGTTTTCTCTAAGATGAATCAGATTCTAAAAGAGAAGACTTCAATTCTAAAAGAGAGTATTAAGCAAAATGGGCATAGTGCAGAACTTATTAAAACTAAAATCGATTCACAGAAAAAATATCTACGCGACATTACGGCGCTCAGTGCCGCACACCTACAGGAAAAGAAAGATGCAATCGAAACAGCAAACGCCGAAATCGACCAACTTACGGAGAAGAACCGTATCCTATCGGAAAGCGTCGATGATTCGTTACCGGCTGTCGATTCCGGAATTGCAAAGATTCGAAAGAATATTAACGACCTTCGAATATATGAAAACTCATTTAAAACCAAGGGAAAAGTTCTTGCGAAAGAAATACAATTTTTTGAAAATAATGAACACTGCCCTTCGTGCGAACAACCAATCGCTGCCGATCTTCGTCTTCAAAAAAAAGAAGACGGAAAGCGTAAAGCGGCTGAACTACAAGAAGCAATGGAAAAAGCGCAGCAACAACTTCAAATCTTTAACAAAAAAGAGGCTGATCTTTCGGAGCAACATGAAGCAATTCAGAAATCACAATCAGAAATTTCTACAAACAACAATGTAATTCGCAGACTACAAAAAGATATTTGTGAATTGCAAGAACAGATTGATGAAATTAACACAGGTGATGGTAATCTCCAAGAAGCAAAGACACAATTAGATGCGCTGACCGAGCAGATGCAAGCGCTACTGGACGAAAGTTATGAACTAAACGAAAGTTTTTCATATCAGCAAGTTTGCTCTGAGTTGCTAAAAGATACTGGTATCAAAACCAAAATCATCAAGCAATACATTCCTGTCATCAATAATCTGGTGAACAAGTATCTGCAAGTTCTGGACTTTTATGTCTCGTTCTATCTTGACGATACTTTTAAAGAGTCTATTCGCTCACGCTATCGCGACGAATTCTCTTATGATTCGTTTAGTGAAGGTGAGAAGCAGCGCATCGACCTTGCGCTACTGTTTACATGGCGTATGGTTGCGCGCATGAAGAACAGCGTAGCAACCAATCTACTGATCCTTGACGAAACTTTTGACAGCAGTTTGGATGCTGACGGTGTGGATAATCTGACAAAAATCCTTGAAACTCTAGACGATGAAACTTGTGTGTTTATCATTTCCCACAAAGGAGACTTGCTTGACGGTAAATTTGATGATAAAATAGAATTTGTGAAACACAAAAACTTTAGCAAAATCGCTTGATTTTGTGTGTACTTCGTGATACCTTATCCACACTTTATGTAACTTGAAGGGTACATTATTATGGAACTATCTGAAAAAACTTTGACAGTTCTTCGGAACTATGCGACGATCAACCCTAATGTGGTGATCAATGAAGGCGATGAAATCAAGACCATTTCTGAAGCAAAGAATGTTCTGAGTTCAGCCAAACTTGATGTTCAGTTTCCTAAGACATTTGGCATCTATGATTTGAGCGAATTCTTGAGCGTTCTATCTCTGGTCAATTCGCCGCGTCTTACCTTTGAAGACAATTATGTTCTTGTTGGTGATAGCAGTGGGCGTACTCGGATTAAGTACTTTTATTCCGATATAGATATTCTCACTGTCCCTAGCAAGGACATTGTAATGCCCGAATGCGAAGTATCTTTTTCGTTTGATAAAGAAACGCTGTCGCGTGTGAAGCGAGCGGCTTCTGTTCTTGGGCATAACGAAATGTCTTTGACGGTTGTTGACGATGTATTGGTTCTGTCTGTCATTGATCAGAACGATAAGACTTCGAATGTCTTTTCGATTGATGTTGATGGGACTTATAATGACCCAAACTTCAGTTTTGTTTTCAACATTTCAAACTTGAAGATGGTAGAAGACGATTATCGCGTTGATATTTCGTCGAAGTTAATTTCACATTTCGTGAATGATGAAAGCGGGATCCAATACTGGGTCGCACTTGAAAAATCTAGCACATACGGAGAATAGTAATGAGCGATAATAAAGCACAATTGATGGAACTTGCAAACCGTGTTACTCGTAGCACCGTTGCAGTTGTCGATACGGTAGCAGGGCGCGGTGGTTTTCGTGGTGAAGAACTGACCACCATCGGTCAACTTCGTGATCAGTGCATTGCATTGATTCAGTTGATTGAGCAAATGCAATCTGAATCTGAAAGTTAAATCTGATATAATGTACTCCGATGCAAAAATTTTGGACTATATGGAAGTACGCTATAGGCAGTTATAGTGACGAAAAAACTGCAGACTACGATAATGCGGTTGCGATCATCCGCACGATTGTTGTCTCGGTAAACTTCGTGACATGTTTCTTTATCATGTCGAATATAGTTCACAACTGGTAGGTTTTTATATTATGTTATGGAGTGAATTATGTCGAAAGATTTTCTTTGGGTCGAGAAGTACCGTCCGTCTAAGGTAGAAGATACGATTCTACCCGAGAAACTGAAATCAGTCTTCACCGAGATCGTGCGGTCTGGTAAAATGCCTAATATGCTTTTTACTGGTACTGCAGGTCTCGGCAAGACTACACTTGCTCGCGCTATCTGTGATGAACTTGGCTATGACTATATTGTCATCAATGGTTCTGAAGAAGGCAACATTGATACACTGCGTGGCAAGATCAAGCGCTTTGCTTCTACTGTTTCGCTAGGTGGTGATCTAAAGGTCGTTATTCTAGACGAAGCAGATTATCTAAACCCACAATCGACACAGCCTGCTCTTCGTGGTTTTATCGAAGAGTTTTCTGACAACTGTCGATTCATTCTTACCTGCAACTTCAAGAATCGTATTATCGAACCTCTACACTCTCGCTGTGGTGTATACGAATTCAATACAGACAAGAAAGAAATGCAGAAGTTGTGTGCAGACTTCTTTGTCCGTTTGATTCATATTCTTGAGAGCGAAGGTGTTGCGTTCAATAAAGACCTGATTGCTCAGTTGATCATGAAGCATGCACCTGACTGGCGCCGTGTGATCAATGAGTGCCAACGCTATTCTATTGGCGGGCAATTAGAGACTACGGTTCTTAATAATGATGTTTCTGAGAACTATGATGCTCTTTTCAAGGCGCTCAAAGATAAAGACTTCAAGAAAATGCGCAGTTGGGTTGCGCAGAATGTTGACCTTGATGTGTCCGCAATCTTTCGCCACATCTACGACAACATGTATACAAAGGTAGAATCCGCATCGATCCCACAACTTGTGTTGATTCTTGCTGACTATCAATATAAGAATGCCTTTGTTGCTGACCATGAGTTGAACATTGTTGCATGCATGACCGAAATCATGGCAAATGTGGAGTTCAAATGAATCCCTTTGACTATGTAAGTGCAATCAATCATGACAAGAAAGACATAATGGCTGATGATCTAGACGAAAAGGCGTACAATACTTTTCTTACGAATAGATCACTCAGTTATTTTCCTGACACCGTTTCTGCTGCCAATGCGATGAATCAGTACCATCACCTTGACAAAAAGTTACAATTCCATTTTTTACTAAATATAGTAAGAAAGAGAAAACGCTTCTCAAAATGGGAGAAGCAAGAAACTTTCGATGAAGTGGAAGCGGTAAAGGAGTATTATGGATACAGCAACGAAAAAGCCCGTTCTGTTTTATCACTCCTTTCACCAGATCAAGTAAAAGAAATACAAAAAAGGATTGATAAAGGTGGAAGAAAATAAAATTTGGAAACCAGCGGACATGCTGGAAGTGACTCTGACTCAACCAGATGACTTCCTAAAAGTTCGTGAAACGCTGACAAGAATGGGTGTGGCTTCTCGCCGTGAGAACAAACTGTTTCAATCGTGCCATATTCTCCACAAGCAAGGGCGATACTTTATCGTTCATTTCAAAGAACTGTTCTTGCTTGACGGTAAAAAGTCTAACCTAGAAGAGGCTGATGTGCTGCGTCGCAACACGATTGCGACTCTTTTAGCAGATTGGGGTTTGGTGCAGATTGTAGACAAAGCACAGGTTGCTGAGTGTGCTCCTCTTCGTCAAGTCAAAATCATTTCTCACAAAGAGAAAGACCAGTGGGAACTTTGCCCGAAATATAACATCG